CTTTATCCTGAGATTTTAATCTGGGAGCAGTTCCTCTTCTATTAAAATTTTTTTATAATATTTAGGTTTCATATACCCCTTTAACATTTTACCCACTTCCACTGGATCTATTTCAGATTCTGTACCCGATATAGACGTTTCTGTTCCTGAATCAGAATCAGAATCAGAATCGGAACATTGATCATCTCGTATTTTAAAATATTCTGGTGACGTATTCGCCCATCCTTCAGGCTCTGATATGTTCATTACTATCGATAGCATTTTTTAACACAATTTCTGACGGATTCATGGGTTTCCACGCGTCCCAATTATCATATGCCATATTCATTTTAACGAATTTATATTCCCTACCTGAATATCTTGAAAATGGTATAATTTCATCATCTTCTATTATAATTTCATCATCTTCCTCGTCTGACGATTCTTCATATATTTCGGGGAAATGTGAACCCAACTTTTTACCAACTTCATTCATGGCACAATATTTCATAGCGTATTCCATATCCTCGCTGAGAATGATATCACGACCACACGCTTTTGCGTATTCGGCGGCAAGAATCATTGAACGTTCGAGGACGGGTTGTATAATATTAAGAGCAGAGTCTTGAACCTGCTCTATTAAATTTGCAGTAGCTTCTTTTTCTTGTAGATTCATTATAGATTAAACAGTGTTTTAGCAATACCGTTTTCTATACGGAGTATATTAAAACTTAGACCTAAAACTCTAAGTTCCCTTTTACCATCATTATATGGATTCAAACTTAATTTTAAATATTGGTCTTTAACTAAACTAAAGTTTCTTTGCCCTGTTGGATACCATCTTTCGGGTTCTAATGCAAAACTATATGAATAATATCGCCTGAATAATTGTGTTCTAGAATGATGTATTCCACTCTGAACGGCGCGCAAGTTTATAATTTTACCTGTAGCTTCATTTAAAATTACTATATCATCAAGTGTTAATTCGAGATATCTTAAATGTTCATAATTTATATATTCAGATTTAGCTGAATATATTTCGTAATTTAAATCATAATCAAATGCAGATACTAAATTAGTTTGACCACCTATAAAACCGGGTTGTTTTGGATTTACGGTCTGAATTATAAAGAATAATTCTTTTATTGGGTTTTTAAATTCAAGTTTATGTTTAATATCAGTAACACCCGAATCTATTTTAGCTATTGGACTTTCCTGAACTTGTGTAATGATATAATCCGTTTTCTGACTTATTAGTTTCTGTTTTTCTTCTTCATTTATGGATATCATTTCAGCTGTTAATTTAAAATTTTTAATAAGTCCTAATGGTTTTTGGTTTGTAGATGGATAAACTGGATGTATATTATCGTATTTATTGTATATACAATCTTGTACGTCTCTCAATTTAATAACAATTTCAATTTCTTGTTCTGTTATAGCGCATATTGGTATGGCGAGTTCAGGGTTATTATAAAAGTAAAAGGGTATATCGACAAAATACTTATTAGATGAAGTTGCATTACCAAGGTATCCAAGTATACTTAAATCTTTTACCTGTGTTCCCGAAAGTTCCAATGGTGGTTTACCAACGAGTTTAGATAAATTATGTTGTTTTGTTTGTGATATATAATTATCCGAATAAATAGCTAAAAAATCTCTTGGGATACGTTGAATAACCTGACCACCAATAAGAAGTTCTATGTAATCAATCATAGCATGACCAATTGATTCAACATATCCCGTTCCTGAAAACGGACCGCCCGTCATTTGTTCGATGGCATCTAATTCAAATTTTAAACTTACGGTTTTAAGAAGATCACCTTGATTTTGGGGTATAGTACATCGTATAGTATTTCCAAATTCAATTTCGCCTTCTGCGTCTAAATCAACAAAGAAAGGTGCAAAGTTTGTATGTTTTTGAAAATTTTTTATAAAATAAGTGTACTCTGGGTCTTTCGTAAAGAAAACGTCCTGTGGACCTGATGTTTGTAATTGAACACGACCAGCCATTACTAGTATAACTGACTAAAATTTTAAACCTCCGAGACCGCTATGTATTCTCAAGACGTTATAGTTTACAGCATATATACTTACATCGTGTGCGAAATTTACATCTGGTGTTTCGAGTTCAATTTCTATTAAGTTATGTGATATTCTACTCATATTTACCTGTCCGGTAGGATAATATGTTTCTGGTTTCATAGAAAAACTATAAACTCCAAAATCATTTCCGGTAACACCCGTGTAATATTTTAAAGGTTGTTCGTAACTTAACATTAAATTATCGGCATCAATGATTGTATTATTATTAAATTTCATAGTAACCTGTTTTATGGGGCAAAGTTTATGAACATCTTCACTTTCAGCTATAAAAAACATCTCCTTTACGGGGTTTTTGAAATTAAGCATACCAGATTTTTTAGATTCACCTGCTTTGAATTTAAATCGAGACAATTGTAATTGTGTAATAACATATTCAACTGGGCGGGTTAATAAAAAATTTCTTTCGTCTTCCGTAACGAAATAGAAATCTGTAACAAGTGAAACTTCTTTAATTGATGAAGAAACGTCCGCAGGTGGGTCTTGGATATCTGTGGCTGTATTATATTGTATAGTAACATCTTCTATCTTTTTAAATTGTATACGTATTTCTACGAGTTGTTTTGTTAAAGCGCATACGGGTATAGCTAAACTTGGATGTCTAAAAAAGTAAAAGGGTAAAAGTACGCTATAATCCCAATCATATGACACTGGTATATAATTATCATGTCCATTTAAAAAATAAAGTGTTTGGTCTATATCATCTTTATTATTATGTATTTGATCATACATGTATATATAATCGCCAGTTAAGCGTTCAATTACCTGTCCACCAATGACAAGGTCTGCATATTTTATGATTTGAGCTCCTATAGATTTTCTATACCTAAGATGACGTACATTTATAGTACCACCCATACCAGAATGTGCACCACAATAATAATATAAAGTTGATGGAGTTCCATCGGTAGGTGCAAAAGTAATAGTAGCAGAACCTGGATTCGTAACACCTGTTGTGTATTCTGAACCACCACTATGTGTACCATTAGACGTTGTAGAAAACCTAAAAGGGTGAGATCCGTGAGCTGTATTATTGAAAGTATATGTAGTACCTTTGTAAAGTGTAAGTGTATCTTGTTGAACACCGTCTATATAAAACTTACCACCACTTGCAGTAATTTCGAACGATTTATCCACTTGTTTGGGTTGTGGTAACGTAAATTTAAGCATCATACTTCGTATGAGATCCCCTTTATTTTGAGGTATACGGCATTCTATAATCGTATCGTAATCTATATCACCATCAAATGGTGTTTGTATAGCTTCAACTGAAAACTTGGTATGCCGCCTAAAATTCATCAGGAAATATGAAAATTCTGGTTCTCCAGTAAACCATTGGTCCTGGATACCCGTGGCAGCAAGATTTAAACGTCCAGCCATTATTACTTTATGTGAGTAAAATTTTATGAAATAAAACGGCACGATAATACAGATGAATCTTCAGTTACGAAAATTCAAACCCGAGAATATGGCAGACGATAAAGTATGTGTTTTTATCGGTAAACGTAATACGGGTAAATCAACACTTGTTACTGACATTTTGTATCATAAAAAACATTTACCAGCAGGTATAGTTTTGTCGGCAACAGAAGAAGGTAATCATTATTATAAACAATATATACCAGACCTTTTCATTTATGGTGATTATGATAGAGAAGCAATTGAACGTGTTATGGAAAGACAGAGAAAGCTTGTTGGTGCAGGGAGACAAAATTGCGGAGCTTTTCTACTTTTAGATGATTGTATGTATGATTCAAAGTTTATGAAAGATACATGTATTCGCCAATGCTTTATGAATGGGAGACATTGGAAGATATTTTTCATGTTAACGATGCAATATTGTATGGATTTACCTCCTGCACTCAGGGCGAATATTGATTACGTATTTATTTTACGTGAAAATATTATCCAGAATAGAGAGAAATTATTTAAAAACTTCTTTGGTATTTTTCCGAATTTTGAGATGTTTAACAAAGTAATGGATTCGTGTACGGAAAACTATGAATGTTTAGTATTGGATAATACATCTAAGAGTAATAGAATAGAAGATTGTGTATTTTGGTATAAAGCAAAGATTAGAAAAAACTTCAAGGTAGGGGCTCCACAATATTGGCAAACACATAAGAAAATGTTTAATCCAAAACATGGTAATGTTAAAGCAGGTAATCCAAATTTAGTTAAAAAGAACACGCCATTTAAAGTTACAAAAAGAAAATGATAAGATCAATTGCTAAACGAATGTATACACCTATAAAAAATGCCAACACTGTAGTGTATCCAGCT